TGGACTTCGGTTCATCGACAAAATGCCACCTACAACTTCTATTGGGTATCCTCTATCTGGTCCAAAATCGAATTTCATTACGTTATTGGATCCAACAGATCATCCTACCCATCAGTGTCCCGCTGTATTGGATCAGCGTTTTTGGGACCATGCTTATGAAATGGAAGCTCTTTACCTGAAAGGGGAGAGAGCTTATCCAATTTTTAAAGCATGTTTGAAGGATGAGCCCACTAAATTGACCAAGGACAAGGTCAGAGTTTTTCAGGGAGCACCAGTTGCACTACAATTGTTGGTGCGCAAGTACTATCTCCCAGTGGCTCGAATATTGTCCATGCTGCCTTTCTCATCTGAATGTGCTGTTGGTGTAAATGCCCAAGGTCCTGAATGGGACCAATTGGCAAAACACATTACGCGCTTTGGAAAGGATCGTATTCTTGCTGGTGATTACAGTAAGTACGATCTGCGCATGCCAGCACAGGTGATGTTCGTAGCGTTTCGTATCATGATGGATATTGCGAAAGAATGCGGTTACTCCGAACGTGATTTAATTATCATGGAAGGTATTGCTACAGACATTTGCTATCCTTTGATGGCCTACAATGGAGATTTGATTCAACACTACGGGTCTAATCCTTCGGGACAGAACCTTACAGTGTACATCAACTCTATTGATAACGCTCTCTTGCTCAGGTGTGCATACTATCACATTACTAAGGACCGTGAAAACGTTCCTGAGTTTCGTGATGTATGTTCGCTCATTACTTATGGTGATGATGCGAAAAGTTCTGTTCACGAAGATTTCCCAGAATTTAACCACATTGCTGTGGCGAAGTTCCTGGAAGAACGTGACATGAAATTTACCATGCCAGACAAGGAATCAGAACCTACACCGTACATGACGGATGAGGAGGCAGATCTGCTCAAACGTGCTAATGTGTATAGTGAGGACACAGGGATGATCATGGGTGCACTTGATGAGGATTCTATCTTCAAGAGTCTCCATGCTACTCTCAAGTCCAAAGCTATTACACGCGAACAACAAGCCATGCAGAATATTGATGGCGGTTTGCGCGAATGGTTTTCCCATGGACGGGATGTCTATGAGGAACGACGTGAGCAGATGAAAGAGGTCGCTAAGCGTGCTGACATTATTCACGGTTGCACTGTCATTCATGAATCTTATGATGATAGATTGCAAAAGTGGAAAGAGAAGTACGATTAAGTGGCTATGTCTTGGGCAGACATTAAATGCATCCCTCTGGGCGTAACCCACCACGTCTAATTACACCAAAAGGGGGCTCTCTGTATTGGATGACCATGCTCGTCCAACTAGTCGATCATAGGACGTTGCATTGGCTTGCAGAGAGAGGCACTTTCCCCGTAAAGTACCCCTATTTAGGGGAGTATTCGCCATACGCAAGATTGACACACGCAGTGTGGATTGAGTCCTCCACACATGCGTTAATGATGACTTGCTAACATGAACAATAACAACAAATTTAATGTATCAATTAACGAGGAAAGTTTAGAGTCC